GGTGGTGCAGCGGTAATTTAAAGGCAGCAGTCCAAGACAGTGTGACGGCAAACCTTGAAGAAACCAAGCATGATAAGAAAATACTGATTGTGTCAGGTGAACGCCGTGGTGAATCAGCCGGGCGGTCAAAGTACAATGAAATGGAAATACACCGCACCAATGCAGAAGCCAAGGCACACAGAATTGTTCATCAATGGCGGTGCTGCATTGATTATTCTGAAAAGGATGTGTGGGAACTGCTGAAACGGCATCATATAAACCCACACCCATGTTACAGGATAGGTTGGAACAGATGCAGTTGTATGATGTGCATATTTTCAACACCCCGTTTATTTGCCGGGGTAAAAGAACTTTTTCCTGATGATTATGCAGCACTAAGGCATGATGAAGAAGTTCTTGGATTCACCCTTGATAACAAAAAGAACCTTGATGAATTTATAGGTGATACAAAGTCATGTGTCTGTTGGGATGACAGGAAAGCAATTCATTCAATACTTACTGGTGAGTTCACAACAGATGATATATACATAAATGATTGGAAATATCCCGTTGGTGCATTTCATGGTGCAGACGGTGGTTCATGTTAGAAAGAAGGTGATGAAGTGAAGAAAATAGTTGCAGCATGGATTGAACAGATTCTTGAATTTCCAACCAAACTTGAATACCTTGCGTATATGGAAAGTCTGAAAAAAGGTAGACCGCAGAAGTTCAAGGAAACATCCTTTGAACAGTTGGAATCAGGGGTTGTAAGAATAACAATCAGGAAGCAGTACAATAACAATGCGTTTCCTGATGATGAAAAGGAAGGTGAAAAGTAAGATGACGAACACAGAGTTATTAAGGGAAAAAATCAATGCATCCGGCTATAAATTGCAGTTTGTGGCTGAAAAGTGCGGGTTGACTTACTTTGGACTTATGAAGAAGGTCAACAATGAAACAGAGTTCAAGGCAAGTGAAATCAAGGCACTGAAAGACCTGTTAAATTTAACAGATGATGATGCAACTAAGATTTTTTTTGCCTAAAAAGTAGATAAAATATCTACTAAAAGAAAGGATAGGTGATAAATTATGAAATTCAGCGAAAAGTTGAAACAGGCTATGCAGCAGTTAGGAATCAATCAGGCACAAGTTGTTGGATTGACCGGGAAAAGTAAGGGGTCAATCAGTATGTACCTGAATGACAAGACCACACCGTCAGAACAGGTTCAAAGTGATATTGCAGTATCACTTGGACTTACCCCTGACTATTTTGAACAGGAAGAAACCCCGGTGACATTCAAACCTTCCAAGTGTGAAGATGGCATCCAAACCTTAACAATACATGAAGTTGCTAAGTTGATGCATAAGCACACAAACACAATAGCACTTGGTTTACAACAGGGGGTTTTTCCTTGGGGGTATGCAATCCATACTTCTGAACACCGTTGGTCTTACTTCATCAATGCAAAGCGTTTTGCAGAAATTGAGGGGGTGACGGTCAGTGCCTAAGATTCAATACAAGGAAATAAATTTCAGGGGCAAAAGTCTTGAACTGATAAACCTTGTGAATCAGGTGGTTGAAGAATATCAGGCACAGGGATATGAACTGACACTTAGACAAGCATATTATCAGTTGGTTGCCCGTGGTTATATACCAAACAATGAACGCAGCTATAAGAATATAGGCAGTCTTATCAATGACGGCAGACTTGCCGGACTGATCGACTGGCATAGCATCACAGACAGAACCCGCAACCTTAGAAGCAATAGTCACTGGGACAATCCGGCTGATGTGATCGCATCTGCAAGATACAGTTATCTGCTGAACAAGTGGGACGGTCAACCGAACTACGTTGAAGTGTGGGTTGAAAAGGATGCCTTAGTTGATATTGTGGGACAGGCTTGCAGACCACTTGACACACCATATTTTTCATGTAGGGGTTACACTTCACAGTCAGAAATGTGGTCAGCAGCACAGCGTTTCATTAGTCAAGATTACCGTGATAACAGGGTAATTATTCACTTAGGTGACCATGACCCAAGCGGTATTGATATGACAAGGGATATTCAGGAACGCTTGCAGATGTTCGGTGCTGATGTGTATGTGAAGCGTGTAGCACTGACCATGAATCAGATTGGTACATATAACCCACCACCTAACCCGGCAAAGATCACTGACAGTAGAGCATCAAAGTATATTGATGAATACGGCAATGAATCTTGGGAACTGGATGCACTTGAACCACAGGTCATCACTGATCTGATAACCAATGAGGTCACAGCACTAAGAAATGATGAAATTTACCGTTCAATATGTGATTTAGAAGAACGTGGAAAAGATGAACTTAAAATGATAGAACGCAACTATGACAAGGCTGTTGCATTTTTAGAAAGTGAGGAATAGGAAAATGGAAAATAACAATACCGTTCAGAATGTAGTGCATGGGTTCAAAGTGTTCAGACCTGATTGGACTTGTTCACCTAATGGTAACACTAAACAGTACACTTGCCCCGGAAAATTTGAGGAAGAAGGGGAACTTGATGTTTGCGGTCATGGTATGCACTTCTGTCAGACTGCTGCCGACTGTTTCAATTATTACAGTTTCAACAGTGAAAACAAGGTTGCAGAAGTCATTGCCTATGGTGATGTAAGAACAGACGGTGACAAGTCATGTACTGATAAACTGGAAATTGTGCGTGAAATCCCGTGGGATGAAGTGTTGCGAATCGTCAATATTGGAAAGAATTGCACGGGTCGCTGCAACACCGGGAACAGGAACACCGGGGACTGGAACACCGGGGACTGGAACACCGGGGACTGGAACAAATCTTCTTTCAATACTGGTTGTTTTAATACAGAAGAACAGAAGATCATGCTGTTCAATAAACCGTCAGATATGACTTACAGTGAATGGTTGGGTTCAGATGCAAGATATTTACTGAATCAGATACCAAAGGATGTTGTTGAATGGGTATATGAAGAAAATATGACTGATGAAGAAAAGGCAGCACATCCAACCTATGAAACAACGGGCGGTTATCTCAAAGTGCTTGATGAATCTGAATGTGGTCAGTTGTGGTGGGGCAGCCTGTCAGACCGCAGAAAGGAAATCATCAAGGCAATACCAAACTTTGATGCTGAAATATTCTTCCAGTGTACGGGTGTCAGGGTAGATGAATGATCTGCACTTTATGCCTCATCAGGAAGATGCACTGAACAGAACTGAACAGTTCAACCGTTGTGCTTATTATCTTGATATGGGACTGGGTAAGACCTTTGTGGGTGCTGAAAAAATGTATTTGCTGAACAATGTGGTGAATGTGGTCATCTGTCAGAAATCCAAGATAGATGACTGGGTTCAGCACTTCAAAGAATATTACCCAAGTGATCGTGTGATGAACCTGACCAAGAAAAGTGAAGCAATCAATTTCAGGACACTTGTTGATACCAAAGAATTATACAACAAGGATGTTCAGATTATAGGCGTTATCAACTATGAAACTGCTTTCCGGCGGGATTGGTTGCTGAAACTCAAAGGGTTCACACTGATGCTTGATGAAAGTTCACTGATAACCAATGAAACAGCACAACGATCAAAGTTCATTCTGAAAATGCAGCCGGAAAGCGTGATTTTATTATCAGGAACACCAACAGCCGGAAAGTATGAAAGGTTGTGGTCACAGGTTCAGTTGCTTGGGTGGAACATTACAAAAAAGGCGTTTTGGTCATCATACGTTCAGACCGAATGGGTTGAAAACGGTGACGGGTACAAGAATGAAGTGATAACTGGGTACAAACACACAAAACACCTGAAAAAGAAACTTGCAGATCATGGGTGCATCTTTATGAAAACCGCTGATGTGATTGAACTGCCGGAACAGACTGAACAGAAGATATTCTTTAAGGTAACACAGGCATACAAGTATTTTATCAAAAACAGTTACATCATGCTTGATACCCTGAATATGTGCAAGTTCAAAGATGATTCAGATTATTACGGCACGGATGTGACACCACGGGTTGAACTGGTCGGTGATAACAGCCTGACCAAGATGCTATATGCACGGCAGTTGTGCGGGCAGTGGCACAAGGAAAAACTGGAAGGTTTGCGGGACTTGGTTGAATCAACAGAAGATAGGCTGATTATATTCTATAACTTTACCGCAGAACTTGAAGCAATGCAGAAAAAACTTGCTGATCTAAACAGACCCTATTCAGTTGTGAATGGGTCAAAGAAGGACTTGACCGCATACGATCAGGTAGATGATTCAATCACATTCATACAGTATCAAGCCGGGGCAATGGGTGGTAATTATCAGAAAGCAAACAAGATTATTTATTTCACCTTGCCACTTGGAAAAGGGTCATGTGATATGTGGGAACAGTCAAAAAAGCGTATTCACCGCATAGGACAAGCCAAACCGTGCTTTTACTATTACTTACTGGTGAAGGGTACGGTTGAAGAAAAGAACCTTGCAGCATTGAAGGAAGGAAAGGAACTGACAGATGAATTATTCAAAAATACTTAACTGGATATTTGGAATCATGGCATTTATCGGTGTATTCCTGATAATTGGTGCAGTCGGTGCATCTGACTATGCGGTTGAAATGGGAATATATGAACCACTTACCGCACACCTGAAAGAATATATCATTGGTGCGATTCTGATGATTCCCGGAATCATTTATTTGAAAATCACGGAAAGGGGTGATGAAACATGAACTATTCAAAGA